TTACTAGAAAATAAAGAACTTTTTGTTTTTGATGAATTTACAAGCGTTGTTGATAGAAATATAGCAAAAATTGGTTCATTAGCAGTTCAAAAAACAATTAGAAAAAAAAATAAAAAATTTATAGCTGTAACTTGTCATTATGATATAATAGATTGGTTAATTCCTGATTGGATATTTGACACAGACACAATGACTTTTCAAAATATTGAAAAGCAAAAAAAAAATAAACCCAAAGTTAAATTTGAAATATACCAAACAAAAGATAAGTCAATTTGGAAGGTGTTTGCTAAGTACCATTATTTAAGTCATAATCATAATAATGCCGCTATTGTTTATGTTTGTTTTGTTAATAATGTATTGGCAGGATTTATAAGCATTTTACACACACCACATCCAAAAGTAAAAAATTTAAAAAGAGTACATAGACTTGTAATATTACCTGATTTTCAAGGTATAGGAATAGGTGTAAGACTATTGGAAGAAGTAGGTAAAAAGTATTTAAAAGAAAAATATAGATTTACAATTACCACGTCTGCACCAAGTTTAATATTTTATTTCAAAAAAAATATTAAATGGAAATTAAAAAACTTTGGTAGAAAACAAGCACATGGTGGTTTGAATAAAGTTGGTAATTTTGATAGTTCTGAAAGAATAACAACATCTTGGGAATATAACGTATAATAATTTATATAATTTTGTAAAATGAAAAGCAACAAAATACAACATACTAAAAAGGCATTGCTAAAAGGACTTGAAAAATCTTTAGGAGTAGTCACTACCGCTTGTAAACAAGTAGGTATAGATAGAACTACATTTTATAGGTATTACAAAGAAGATAAAGAGTTTGCTAGTCAAGTAGATGATTTAAGTAATGTAGCAAAAGACTTTGCAGAGAGTCAATTATTTAAACAGATACAAGGTGGTAACCCTACCTCTACAATATTCTATCTAAAGACGAAGGCTAAGGACAGAGGCTACATTGAAAGAAGGGAATACGATGTGAATGGCTCAGTAGAAAGCAAATTGATTACATGGAAACCAGCAGGAAAAAAGAAACAATAGAATGTAATGTTCAGTTTTATCAAACTATAAATACAGATAAAAGAATAGTAATACATCAAGGTTCAAGTAGAAGCGGAAAGACATATGCACTTTGTCAATATATTATATACTTATTAACAACAAGAAAAGATAAACTTGTAATAACTATTGCAAGAAAAACCTTACCTGCTCTCAAAGGCTCTGTCTATAGAGACTTTATAGAGATAGCACAAAAGGTAGGTATATATAATTTCGCAGAAATTAATAAAGCAGAATTGACATTTAAATATAAAAAGCATTTAGTAGAATTTATATCTCTTGATAATGAGATGAAAGTAAGAGGTAGAAAACGAGATATATGTTGGTTAAATGAAGCAAACGAATTTTATTTATCAGACTTTGAGCAGTTAGCACTTAGAACAAGTGAGAGAATATTATGTGACTTCAATCCGTCAGATGTTATTCATTGGCTTTATGATATTAGTAACCGTTCAGATGCTGAGTTATTTATTACAACATTTGAGGATAATGCTTTCTTAGATGAAGAAATAAGAAAAGAAATACTAAGAATGAAAGAAACAGATACCGATAGATGGCGAGTATTTGGTTTAGGATTAAGGGCAAACTTTAAAACTGGTGCAATATTTGATAACTGGCAATGGATAGACTATAAAGATTTTTTAAATAAAGAACATTGTGAAGTTGCTTATGCAATGGATTTTGGATTTTCAAATGACCCTACCACAATAATAGAGATTAGAAGAAAGAATGATAGGCTATATGTAAATGAATTATTATATAAAAAAGGATTAACTAATCAAGACATTTATCAAGAGATTAAAAATCTAAAATTAGAAGAACAAATATTTATATGCGATAGTGCAGAGCCTAAGAGCATTGAAGAGTTAAAGAGACTAGGCTTATATGCTAAACCATCACAAAAAGGAAAAGATAGTATTTTAAATGGCATACAAACTATAAAAGAGTATACAGTTTTTGCTTCTAAGGAAAGCAAAAATCTATTTACTGAATATCAATATTACGTTTGGGAATCTAATAAAGACGGACAAAGAATTAATAAGATAAAACAAAATGGACAAGACCATTTAATGGATGCGTTCCGTTATGGTGTGACAACTGGCTTAGCTAGGTCAAGAGATTTTATCATAGTTTAAATAAATTTAGTATTTTTGAAAATAAATTCTATTTATGGCAAGTTTTCTCCAAAGATTAAGAAACGGATTAAAAGCATTTAATTCTCAACAGACGAATGAATCGTACAATAGATTCATTTATAACTTTATGGGTGACAATACAATTTCTAATAATCAATATAATGAAGATTATATAGAAAAAGGTTATGCTTACAATCCCACAATATATTCATTGATTCAATTAATATCTAAATCAGCAGTAACAGTACCTTATAATATTTATAGAAAAGTTGATGACGGTGCATTAAAAGAATACAAAGCCTTAACATCAAATAGCTTAAATGAAGAATCAGTATTAAAAGCAAAGCTATTAAGAAAGCATACACTAGAACAAGTTGAACATTCAGCACTTGGTAAGTTGTTAGAAAGACCAAATCCAGCACAATCTTGGGCAGTATTTCTTGAGGAACTTATTGGTTTTGGTAAACTAACTGGTAATAGATATGTATATGGAATCTCTCCTGAAAACGGTGAGAACAGAGATATATATTATCAGTTATATAATCTACCTGCACACTTAATAGAAATAAAATCAGACGGAATATTTAAACCAGTATCAAAATATACTATGATGTATAATGATAATAAATATGATTTAACTGCCGAAGAAGTATTACATATTTCAGATTTTAATCCTGATTATTCTAGTAATGGCTCTCACTTATACGGTCAATCTCCAATACAAGCAGGCATGAGAGTATTAACAACAAGTAATGAAGCGGTAGAAACTAATTTAAAATTTTTACATAATCAATCTGCTAGAGGTATGTTAACTCCTGATGATGACCAATTAACACCGACTCAAGCACAACAAATGAAAGACGCTTTTAGAAGAAATTATCAAGGAACTAAATCAGCTAATGATGTAATGATTACAGGAAAGAAATTTAGTTGGGTAAACTTTGGTCTATCAACTTCTGATTTACAATTATTAGAATCTTATAACGCTACCGTTAAAGATTTATGTAACATATATGGGATACCAGTTCAATTATTAAACAACACAGAATCAACAACTTATGATAATTATAGAACCGCTAGAAAGGTTTTATTTACTAATGCAGTAATACCTGAATTAAATAAAATAAGAGATGAGTTTAATAGGTGGTTAGTACCTATGTTTGGTGAAGATTTATATTTTGATTTTGATTATAGTGCCGTTCCTGAGTTAATGCCTGAACAAGAAAAGTTAGTAGATACTCTTTCAAAATCATATTGGTTAAGTGCAAATGAAAAAAGACAAGCACAAGGGTATGGTGTAGATGAAGAAAATCCAGTAATGGAAGATTATTTAGTGCCGTCAAACCTTATTCCTATATCAGATTTAGATATGGGAGTCTCTGATAACGTAGAGTTTCCAGTAATAGAAGAAGAAGTTATTGAAGAAGATGTTATTGAAGAAGTAATTGAAGAAGAAGAGCAAAAACAAGAAATGACTGCTAAGCTAAGAAAAGCATTAGAAAAAAAAGTTGAAGAGCATAATGAAAAAGTAGGAGATGCTAAAACAAAAAAAACTAATGTAAGAACTTTATATGCAGTATATAAAAGAGGTATTGGTGCTTATAGAAATAATCCTCAATCAGTAAGACCAACTGTCAGTTCACCTGAACAATGGGCAATGGCTAGAGTAAATTCTTTTTTATATGCATTAAGAAATGGTAAATTTAAAAGTGGTAGACATGACCAAGACCTATTACCTGAAGGTCATCCTATGTCTACAAAGAAAAATTTAGATTACAAAAAGTTAGTACCGGGCATGACAGATGTATTCACTACAAGACAAGAGGCGGAAGATAGAGCAGAAGAACTAGGAGGTAGTGGTTCACACAGTCATAATTGGGATGGTGAAGATGTATTTATGCCTTTTGAAACGCATGAAGAGTATAATGAGGCAGTAGATAAATATTATGAAGATGATGAGGAAAGAAAACAAGAATTTTATGATGATTATCCAAAATCAGTAAGAAAAAATGCAGAGAGAGGTAAGTCAATAAATGAAGAATTTAATAATCCTTGTGCCACATTAGTTGGCAAAGGTCGTGCAACGGATTTAATTGCTGGTAAGCCTTTATCACTATCTATAGTTAAAAAAACATTTGCATATTTATCACGTGCTCACGAGTATGTTACTGGTGATTATATAGATGAAAAAGGTAAACCAATTTGTGGTGATATATCTTTTGCTCTTTGGGGTGGTAATATTAAAACGTCAAAAGTAGAAGACGATGCAATGTGGAAATGGTGTAAACGTATAATTGATAAAAGTGAAGAATAATGCCATTACCCAAACCGAGAGCAGAAGAATCTAACAATCAATTTATTAGTAGGTGTATGATAGATGATGTGATGACATCAGAATATCCACAAAGAACTCAGAGGTATGCCATTTGCAATAACTTATTATCTCAAAAAACATTAGAAACTAAACAAGCACAAAGAAATATATCTAAGGAATTTGTTAAACAAATTAAAATAGCACAAAAGAAAAACTATCCTATTGTGTACGAGTATTATATTAAAAATTATACTCGTGCTATGGAGTATTATAAGATAGAAGATACTGCTACGAATCAAAACTTTAATACTTTATTTAAAGAAGATGAAATGGTAGAGATGTATAAGCAGATGTACAGACAAACTGGATTACGTTTTTTTATGTGGTACAGAAAACACTTTAAATTATTTGTAGAAAAACTTAGTGAATTTGAGATACAAAGATTGTTAGATAAAATAGAAAGAGGACAAAAACTTACACGAAGAGAAATGCAAAATCTAGAATCTACTGTATTAAATGGTATGGATAGATACGCTACACAACGCTCAAATTATTTAGCTACTGCAAAAGAAGTCACTTCTATAAGCGGTGTCGCTAGAAATACACTAAAAAAAGTTATAAAAGAATTAACTGCAAATGAAGAATTTATGTCTATGGGTTTAGAACCTAGAGTTAAAGAGATAATGAAAAGATTAAAATTTAAATCACGTTGGATGGCTAGACGAGTAGTACAAACTGAAACTACTGCCTCTGCAAATAATGGCATTTCATTATCAGCAGAAGATATATTTGGTAAAGATAATTTAAGTAAACAATGGATAGCAGGCGGTGCTAATATACGAGATACTCATGCAACGGCTAGTGCTAAATATCAGAAAACTCCTATAGCTAGTGATAAACCTTACATGGTAGGTTCATCGTTGTTAATGTTTCCTTCCGATACTTCATTAGGTGCTTTAGCTAAAGAAGTAGTGAACTGTAAATGTGTTTCAATACCTTTCGTTAAAAGAGATTAAAAACATTTATTTAAAAATTTAACTAATTTTGAAAATAAAATTTAAATTATGAGCAAAGTAATATATAAACAAGGACAGATAAGTGATATTGATGAGAATTTAGGAATCGTTAAGGGGTACGGTTCAGTATTTGGTAACAAAGATTCAGATAACGACATAATAGAAAAAGGAGCATATAAAAGAACAATTAAAAATAATGGTTCTCGTGTAAAGTATTTATATCAACACGACATTACTAAGCCTATAGGTAAGATGAAAGAATTATATGAAGATGAAAAAGGATTGGTATTTGTTGCAGAAGTTCCTAAAACCACTTTTGGAAATGAGGTTTTAGAACTTATGAAATACGGAGTTATAGATGAAAATTCAGTTGGTATTATGCCAGTAAAAAAAGACTATGACGAGAATGGTGTTAGAATGATTAAGGAAGTAAAGCTATATGAGATTTCAGCAGTTACTATTGCGGCGAATGATGAAGCAAAAATATTAGAGGTTAAAGGAGAATCTAATAAAATAGATTACCTCAAAAAGAGATTTGATAATTTAATTAAAGTGATTAGAAAAGGTAGTGTTTCTGATGACTTAGGTTATCTTATTGAATATGAATTAGAAGTTTTAAAATCTTTGATTGCTCGTGATAAAACACACCAATCAGATGAGGAACTAACTCGTGATAATACACACTTAGAGACTAAGAAGGATGCTATAACTTCAGATTCAATAATTACTTATATGTTTAACAATTTAAATTCAAAATAATGGATGATAATATAAAAAAACAGTTAGACGACGTTTGTAATGTTATTGATGAGAAGCTAGAGAAATCTGCTAAAGCCATCAAGGATAACGTTAACAACGAAGTTGATACTGTTATTAAAGGCGAGGTTAATAACCTAGTCAATAAACACTCTGAAATAGTTGAAAGATTAGACAAGATGGAAGTTGAAAATAAGAAAAACAACTTTGATAATGTTTATAGAACTAAGTCAGAAGTGATTGGTGATACACTTAATAAAAGTGAATCATTCAAAGCTATGAAAGAAGGGACTAGAGCAAATGCTTCAATGGAATTGAAAGCTGATGTTTTAATTTCTTCTGATTTTTCAGGTGCAAACTCTTCAAGAGATGCAACTGGAGTTACTAGAGTAGATGGTATCAAAAGAGACCCTGCTAATGTAACGAATATGATGGGAATTATTCCTGTAGGTTCAACTGATTCAAACGTAATAAGATTTGTTAAAGAATCTTCTTATACTGATAATGGTGGAGCAACTGCTGAAGGTAGTGCGCCATCTGATTCTAGTTTTGACCTTACGGCTACTGACGCAGTAGTACAGAAAATGGCAGCAGTCATGACTATCTCTCAAGAGATGCTTGATGATACTCCTGCACTTTCTAGCTACTTGTCTCAGAGAATCCCTAACAAGTTAAATGCAACTATTGATGACCAACTTATTGGTGGTTCAGGTTCTACTCCTAATTTATTAGGATTATTAAATGGTGGAACTGACTGGGCTGCTGGAGGTTTTGCAAATGCTATTGAGTCAGCACAAGAACTTGACGTTCTATATGTTGCTATGAATCAATTAGCGTTAGCGAATTTCTCTGCTAATGGTATTGTGTTAAACCCAACTGACTTTCATAAGATAGCGTTATTGAAAGATACTACTAATGAATACCTAAGAGGTAATTCACTTGTATCTGCTGACGGTTTCTTCAGAATAAATGGTGTTCCAGTTTACATGAACAACAAGATTTCTGCTGGAAGTTTCATTGTTGGAGATTTCTCACAAGGTTCTCAAGTATGGCAAAGAGAGGGTGTTAGAGTAGACTTCGGTTACGAGGACTCAGATAACTTCTCTAAGTATTTAGTTTCTGTTAGAGGAATAGCTAGAATTGCACATTCTGTCTATTTACCAAACGCTTATAGTGTTGGTACATTCTCTGCGGCTAAAACTGCTTTAGAGACTGCATAATTAGTAATACTAATTGAATAAGAAAGGGGGTTTTTATAACCCTCTTTTTTTTTGTGTAAAAAAAAATAATTAAAAAAAATTTTAATATTTCTTTGTTTTTATTAAAAAAATTTTTAAATTGAATTATAATTAAAAATGAAAACTATGAAAACAATGAATAAATTAAATACTATTAAAAGAGTTTTAGGAAAAAATGTAAAACTTGGAACTAAAATACTTGATAAAAAAACCGAGAATATTTATGAAATTATATGGCACGATAAAGATGCTCGTGGTAATTTACATCAAGTTGGTGTGTATAATAAATATGGTAGTGATTTTACGATTGATGGCGAAGATTTAGAGAATGAGATATATAATGAAGATGCTGTTGGTGATGAAGCTTTAAGATATAATATATATAGTTCATATGGTCTATCCTCTAAATAATAAATAAAAAATACTACGGTGTTTTAAAGGGCAACAAATTAGTTGTCCTTTTTTTTTATCTTTGTTTAAATCAAAAATTAATATTATGAAAATTAAATGTAAAATAGATATAACAAGAGAAGGTGTAGACTATAAGAAAGGTGATACTATAGATATACCTGAAGTTAATGTTTCTAAATGGGTTGCTAAAGGATGGGGTGATGTTATAGTAAAGAAAGAAGAAAAAGCAACTAAAGAAACAAAAGAATTAAAAGTTAAAAAACAAAGCAAATAATGATAAGCGTACAAATTGACTCTACTACTGGAAGTGAAATTGTTTCAACCTCCGAACTAAAATCTTATGCAAGAATAGAAACATCTGATGATGATACTATTATTGCTGAGATAATTAAGGCGGCTAGAGAGAAATGTGAAGCAATAATTAATAGAGATATTGTTGCTAAAACAAGAACATTATTTATTAGTAATGTTGACCCTTCAGGAGAATACGGTAATCTGTATAAACGTAGAGTAAAACTTGTACTACCTTATGCACCTATAAATACAATCACTAGCGTTCAAACACAAGACTCTAGTGGTACTTTGTCTGCTATAAATTATGATGATTATGGCTTTGAAGATAGATATATTGAGGTAACTTCTGCACATACTAAAAATATTAAAATAGTTTATACAACTACAGGTATGACTTTTGATGATTTAAAGTTAGCTATCAAACAACTCGCTACTACTTACTATGATAATAGAGCGGATTATGTTAAAGGAGAAGCGGTTAATAAATTACCGAGCAGTATTGAAAATATTCTTTCACCATATATATTTTATAATGAGTTATGATAAAAGCAGGAGATTTAAGGTACAGAGTAACGGTAAAAAGAAATACTAACTCATCTGATGGGTATGGTGGCTTCACATCATCTCAATCTACGGTAGGAACTTTTTGGGCAGATAGGACATACTTAGATGGCAATATGATTTTCCGAGATGGAAAAAGAATATTGCAGACTGGAATAGAATTAATTTTAAGAAAGAATACTGCAACAACAAACATTCAAAGAGGTGATGTATTATTTTTAACTAATGACACTAATCAATATAGAATCAACTCTATGTTTGAGCAAGATTTATATACCTATAAAATATTAGCAGACAAACAACAATAACATGGCAAAGAAATCAGGCATAGAAATAAGGCAAAGAGATAGGATGCGATTCAATAAAAAAATGAGAAAGCTATCTAAATTTGGAAAACTTGGGGGTGGCTTTGATAAAGAGTTAGCTATTTATACAACTGATATTATGTTACGTTCTTCTTTAAAAGTTCCTGTTGATACTGGTAGTTTAAAGCAATCTGTTTTTATAGAAAAAAAACCATTTAATTATACAGTCGGATATAATATTGACTATGCTACATTTGTGGAATATGGTATAACAAGTCCATATAAAATTAAAGTTAAAAATAAGAAAGTTCTTTATAACAGAAAAACCAACACTTTTTTTGGCAAAGAAGTTACTATGCCACCACGTAGAGCAAATCCGTTTTTTAGAACCGCAATATCTGAAGCAACATCTGCATTTATTAAAAGATTAAAAAAACAAATAAATAAAGAAACAAGAATATGAAAGATGCAAGTCACTTTATAAGAAAAGAAGTATATGATGCTCTTAATGGAAACATAACTTTAAATAGTGCTAATGTTCCTATTTATAACGTAGTACCTTCTAGTGCTTCTAATCCATATATTTTAATCACTTCTATTGCAAATATTATAGGTGATAATATAAAGGATACTTATTTAAATGTCATATCTACACAAGTAGAAGTTGTAACTGCCTTTGACACTAATACTGGTGGTCAATTAGATGCAAACTTAGCGATGAATCAAATCACGCAATTATTAGTATCACGTAATACTTTTTTTGATTTAAGTTCAGATAGTTTCAAATGTATATCTGCACAGAATGACGGTATTACTTACATCACAGAAGATACAGAAACCGAAACGATATACAGAGGAATTTTAACATTTACAAATCAGGTTGAACAATTATGAGGTTAGAATTATACCGATATAGTTCTGAAAAAGATAGTACCTTAGGTTTATTATTTACAGTAAATGATGAGACAAACAAAAAAGATTTTCTATGCTTTACTCTTGAAGATGAAAAACGTGAGACAAAAGTTTATGGAGAAACTCGCATACCTGAAGGCACTTATAAAATTGAATACAGAAAAGAAGGAGGTTACCACAATAAATACGCAAAACGTTTTCCAAACATTCATAGAGGTATGCTTCAGCTTAGGGACGTTCCTAATTTTACTCACATTCTTATCCATTGCGGTAACACTACTGAGCATACACATGGTTGCCTACTTGTTGGAGATGTTATATCGCAAAATTCTACGAAAGAGCCGTTTTTAGGTCAGTCATCAAATTGCTATAAAAGAGTTTACCCAATTTTATCTGATATATTAGATTCTCAAAAACAACTATCAATTAAAATTATTAATTTTGAAGAAATCTAAAATCAATAAAATATGGATGATATAACAAATAAAAAGGTTGCACTTGATGTTGATGGTGATGGAAAAAGTGATATCAAAATTGATATTAAATTTTTAGGATTACTTGTTGGTGGTGTCATTTCTTTAACAATGACTTACTCACAATTAACTGCTGAAATAGAAATTGCTAAGTCATTACCTGAACAATATATAGAGCAAGATGATACAAAAGTTATTAATCAAAAGATTGATTATATCATAAAAGAATTAGAGAAATATGAAGAGCAAACCAATAGACGTTTAAATAGTTTAGAAGATAAAGTATATAAGAAATGAAAAGTAAAACATTAATTGCGTTTATCATTATAATGTTTTCAATATTTGTTATAATGCTTACATCGTGTTCTGAGGTGTTATATCGTTCATCTATAGTTACACACGTTCTTGCCGTAACGGAGTCAGGAGACACGCTTAAAATACCTCTAAATCAAATACAACCAACAAGAGTATATAATGTTGTAGGTTACGATTATTATAATTATAGATATAGAGATTATTATTATAGAGATTTAAAATATTATTATAATGGCTTTAATAATCAATATAGTAATGGTGTAAATATTTACGGAACATCTCAACCTAATATATCTCAACCTATAATAGTTAGTCAAAATAATAGTAATGCCCCTAACCCTGCAAAAAATAAAACGAAAGAAAATAATTAATATGAAATTGTTAAGCGATGTAAGTCTATCTGAAAATGATGTTAATAATCAATTAAAAGTTAATCAAACAATTTCTAAAATAAGTACCTTAATGGATGTGGCAGATGGATTAAAAGAATGGGAAGGTGTACAAAGAATAGAAATATTTTTAAGGATTGAAAACAAATTAATTGATTTAATAGATGAATTGTAATGGATGTAAATATGGAGAATGTGGATTATGCCCTTTTGGGATTTAGTCTTTGTAGTGCATTGCTTACTGGTGCTTTTATTATCTATGTATGGACTAACGAAGACGAAAAATGAATAAGATTTTAACAAAAATATTTGGTGATGCAGGTGTAGGTATTGTTGATAAACTTGCAGGTGTAGCAGATAGGTTTATAAGAACTAAAGACGAGAAAGCAAAATTTCAAAAAGAGATGGAACAGATTTGGATACAAGCTGAATCTGATATGCAAAAAAATGTTACCGAAAGATGGAAGTATGATATGTTAAATGGTAATGTTCTTACTAAATCTGTTAGACCTATCGTATTACTTTTTTTAATTGTTTCTACTGTACTTTTAGTTTTTGTTGATTCAGGTAGTATAAAGTTTGAGGTATCTAGTGAATGGATAGAACTTTTAAAGGTACTTCTAATGGTAACGGTTTCAGCTTATTTTGGAGGTAGGTCATACGAAAAGGTAAAGAACAATGGCTAAAAGATATATCACTCCTACATATATAAAAAAACAAAAGAAAAAAAGAAAAGGAGTACATAGTAAAAATAATAATTCTAATAGTAAGACATCTAGAAACTATGTTAAAAAGTACAGAGGTCAAGGGAGATAAGATTTGTGATAAATGTAATAAACAATTATCAATAGATAAGTTCTATAAAAATCAACATAATAATCCTGAGAAACAATGTAAAAAATGTAGAAATACATATAGAGAGGAAAGACATAGATATTGGAAACAACAATTTATTTATAAGTTAAGTGAACACATTTCTATAGAATGTGTGCGTTGTGGTTATGATAAAAACTTTAGTGCTTTAGACTTTCATCACATAAAAAAAAAGCGTTATAAGGTTGCTAGAGTATTGAGAAACTTATCTGAAAAAAGTTTCTCTGATGGCAAGGTAGATGATATTTTATATGAGATAATGGTGAATTGTGAAATACTATGTGCTAACTGTCATCGTGTACATCATAACAAACATATAATGAAAATGAAAAAATAGTATATTTGTAAATAAAATATTCTTATGGGTACATCGCTAACTGGAAAAAATATAAGTACAACCTATCTCGGACTACTAAAAACTACGGATAATGCAGTCATTGGTTCTACTGCAAAAAGATTAACTGACGGTAATGGTACAGATTCACCGTTATATTTATCTACATCTAAATTAGGAATAGGCGTTACACCTACAGAAGCCTTGACAATATCTAGTGGTAACATACAATTATCTAATGATAACAAAATACAATTTGGAACAAGTGACGTTTATATAAGCGGTACAACTTCAACTGATAATATACAACTCGGTTTACAAGGTGCAACAAAATTAACGTTACATCAAACGACTGGATTGACTCTTGCTCAATATGGTAGTGGAAGTATTACTGGTACAGTAACACAAAGACTTGGTGTGACATCAGCAGGTCAAGTTGTTGAAATTCCTATCGGTGGCGGTGCAGTTGATGGTAGTGGTACGGCAGGTAAGATAACAAAGTGGACAGATTCAGATACCATAGGAGATTCTATAATGTCAGAGAGTGGTTCTACAATTAGTATCGTTGATACTTTAAAAATAAATGCAACTACTGGAGACTCATTACTTCAATTTAATGTTACAGGCGACACATATTCAATGGGAATTGATAACAGTGATGAGGATAAATTTAAATTAGCTTACGGAGTTTTTGGTAGTACAGATTTATTGACAATAGATGTTGATGGAAATTCAATTTTTAGCGGTAGTCTAACTATAAATAAAGAATCATCAAGTGCGTTAACAATTTCAAACCCAAGTGCTACAAATGATTATTTATTAATAGGACACGATGCAAGTTTAAATTCATTATACACTTCAAGAGCAGAGAATAGTTATGGTACGCATACTTTCAGACAATGGGATGGTTCAACTACAAGAAATATTTTAACACTAGATGCATCACAAAATGCTACTTTTGAAGGAAGTATAACTGCATCAGGTGGAACAATGACATCAGATACCACATTTAATTCTAATATTATTTTAGAAGGTAATATATTTCACAAAGACGATACTAACACTTATTTTGGTTTTAATTCTGGTTCTTCTGGAGATGACACTATTGTTTTTGCTACTAATAATGTACAAAGATTAACAATAGACAGTTCAGGAAACTCAACTTTTGCAGGTAATGTATCAACAGGAAATATGACTATTAGTGGTCAAGAAATTGATGTATCAAGTGGCGATTTAACTTTAGATGTAGCAGGAGATATAGTTTTAAGTGCTGATGGTGGCGATGTTAATTTAGCAGATGGTGCTACTTTTATGGGTAGATTAGGTCTTGAAAATGGAGATTTAAATATAGCTTCAACACAACAGGATTATGATATTAGATTAAAAGGTAATGATGGTGGTTCTGTAATAACTGCTTTACATCTTGATATGTCAGAAAGTGGAGCAGCAACTTTTGCGGGAAATATAATACTTAATGGTGACGGTAAGTTATTAAAATTCACCCCAACATCTTATGATGATGTAGAGTTAGGTATAGATTCAAACGGTTTCGTAATTTACAATTCTACAGATGCAAGATATGATTTAAAAATAAATGGTGATGGAAACTCAACTTTTGCAGGTGATGCAATTTTTGGTGGAACATCATTTGAAGATAATAACAGCCTTGCAAGAAAAATAGAAATTGCTTCTGCAAATCCAGTAGGCTTAATATTAAACGATACTAGAGACACGCACCCAATGGCAATAACCAATGATGGTGCAGTATTAAATTTAAGATATAATACAACTGCTATTTTAAGTATGGATGGTGCTTCAAGTGCTTCAACTTTTGCTGGTACAATCAATATAAATTCAAATAAAACTCTTAATTTAAAAAATGTAGATAATACAAATGGGTTTCAAATATATAACGCAGGTGCAACTGGTTCAAGTAATGCTAATTTAATATTTCTATCAGGTGCAGTAGGGGAGCGTATGCGTATAGATTCAAGTGGTAATTTACTTGTAAGTAAAACATCTGCAAATAATGGTACTGTAGGTAATCAATTTATGACTGATGGTAGTGCAAATACTACAGTAAATGGCGATACAGTTGCTAGATTAAATAGATTAACAAGTGATGGTGAAATTATAAGATTTCAAAAAGATACTGCAACAGTAGGGACTATTGGTACACAAAACTGGGGAATAGGAACTGGTTCGCCTCAACAATTATTACACATAAATAACTCATCAGGTGATTTTAGTGCTGAAGCAGTAATAAGAGGTTCAACGTCTACTGGTACTCCTAAAGCTGAAGTAGCATTTAAAAGAGCAAGTTCAGGTGATGGTGCTACATTAGTGTTAAGAAGTTCTAACTCATCAGGTACTATTGCTGATGCCGTAACCATAGACACATCTCAAAATGTAGGAATAGGAACGAGTTCGCCTTCTGCAAAATTAACTATTGATGTAGGTGGTGGAAGTTCTGCTCCAACATCATTTACTACGGCTAATAGTTATATACAGTTAGGTACAACAAGTTATAATACTTCGGGTGCAGTATATGCAATAGGGTTAGGATATACAGGAGGTGCAACAAATTCTCCTGCTTACATTGGGCTTAAACAAACTTCTACAGGTAGTTTTACAAAAGGTGATTTAGTTTTTTTAACTAGAGATTCTACAAATGATATAGCACCTTCAGAACGTATGCGTATCAAAAGCGATGGAAATACAACTTTTTATAAATCAACAACTATTGAAACTCTTGTAGCTGATTCAAATTTTCCTATTTATAAAGGCAAAGTTTCTGCACCATATACTGGTGGGTGGGGTTCTTTAAGTCCAGGTACAGTTATAGGTGGTTTACAACTAACTAATGTTAGAACTGATGGGGGTGCAAATAATATATCATCAGCAATTGATTTTGTGTTACAAAACAACACTTATGGAACAGGAGAAACTTTTATAAGTTTTAAGTGTGGTGGGGTTAATGGTGTAGATTCTACAGAACGTATGCGTATCACAAGTGCAGGTGATGTTGAAATTACTGGTGGTTATGCCTCAAGTTCAACATTTCAAAGTACAGGTGCATTAAGGGTTTTAAGTAATAGTAATGCAACAAATGGTAATGTAGCTTTAGAGTTGATGAATGATGCTACAAGTCTTAGATATTTAGCAACTTTTTCAAATCTAAATGGAATAGTTGGCTCTATTAGTACAAATGCTTCTGCAACTGCTT